ATAGAACGGATTCGCAATCGACAACAGTGCTTCACGGGCCAGAAGATCCAGGGTCTCCATTGCGACCAAAGAATACTCCTTGGTGTAATGAGCGATAACCGGATCGACTGCTTTAAAGTCAACTTTGTCGGAGAACTCCATGTAACGACCGTACTGAGCGGCATCGATCTCGTACTTCTCTACTGAGCCCTTATCGGACTTAGGAGGTACGCCCTCTGCCAGGGGTACGGTGTGCGCCTGGAGCGGAGCCCATCTGCGAACCATCAGCTTGTCTGCTCTTTCCTGGATGGGTGCAGCATCCGCCAATCTGAAGTATACATACTTATCCGCGTCGTAGCGAATGGTATCCAGGAGCTGCTTGCTATAGAATGCTTCCGGTGCAATCACGCCAGGCCCGGCCTGATTGACCATACCTATGATGGTATTAATATCGGTTGTAGGGTTCAGCGCGTTTAAAGTAACAGGCATTCTGTCCACTCTCCTTTTTATTGTGTGCTAAATTTTATTACTTGCGGTTCAGCCATATGTCCAAATCACGCACAGTGGTAATCTTCGCCGGATCGCCACCGGGTTTGCCATCCTTTGTAGACGGCTGTGTACTGTGGTTCGCAGCCTTGGCTGCACGGTCAGCTTCCTCTTGACGGGCTTTCTGACGCTCTGCTTCCAGAATTTCTTCCCAATGGAGATCGCGGTATTCCTTGACCAGATCCATGGGAGTCGTAAACGGGTTACGGCCCTGTTCAAGCAATTCATCAGCAAAGGCATTAAGTTGCTCTTGTGTCAAGTTATAAGTGTCCATGACCTTCTGGAATCCGAGATAAGCTTGCATACGCAGTTGGTTCTGTTCGTACTGAGTAAGCTTTTCTTCAGTTTCCTTCTGTCGTCTCAGAATATCTTCAGGGATTCCGGCTGCCTTGGCCTGAGCTTGAAGGACTTTCTCCTGCACAGCTTGCAGCATTTTTTCGGGATCTGAGATATCCTGAATTCCGAGGATCTTCGCCACATCCCCCAGCAACGTAGACAACTTTTTGTTTTCAATACGCATCCGCGCGAATTCAGCAGCAGCCTTGTTATTAAGGGGCGGATCTTTCGGAGGATTCTTAGGTGGCTCTTTGTTGGGATCTTTGTCGGAGTCCTTAGGCGGATCCTTAGGTGGGTCTTGTGAATCTTCCGGAGGATTTTCCGGAGGATCTTCCGGAGGATCTTCCGGAGGATCTTTTTCACCGCTCCCTCTTGGAGGGTCAGCCGGTGGTTTCGAGTTTGGAGCCGTAATTCCAAACGCGGCCCAGACATCTTCTAGGGTAGGCGGGCCTTCTCCCTCAGATAAAACTGCGGTAGAGAAGATCTCACCATAAAGACATGTACCAGGGTCTCTGTTTGACATCTACCTTTTGTCTCCTTTCGTATCCCCACAGGCGAATGAGGATGGAGGTTCGCAAGTAACATACACACAATTAAAAGGCTGTGGAACCCTTCCTTGCTACACAAGTCCAGTTTACCACAGCTTCTGTAATGTGTCAACTTTTTACATCATACAATATTCAAGTCGTCTGTAGGAGGTAGAACATTTTCTTCTACCACTGGAGGAACCAGAGGTTCTTCCTGGGGTTCTCCTCTCCGACGCCGTTCCAGACTATTGGCAGTTGCCAGGATTGCATCATCAGGATTCATACCCTGCTTCACAAGATTAGCGTACTGGAACAGTACCTGCGAAACTTCTTCGACAGTGTTCTGCATTCTTTCGATACCCATGCGCTCCAGCATGTACTCCCTGTTGGGGAGATCCTGGAACATCAGCCATTCTTCCTGAGTCAGGAGCTGCGGCCCATTACCGGGGCCATACTGCATCTGCTTCTCCATCAGCATGTTCGCCATCTGAGCAATGCGGGCTTTATTCTTAGGAAGCTCAGAGCTGATGTTAATCGAGTAGTTGAACAATGTCTTAGGATCGATATCACGGAACCTGACTTCTTGGGTTTTCCACTTGTTCGTCTTCATATCCTTGTAGAAATACTTACGGTTCGGAGAGAACTCAAGAAAGTTTGCCAGGATCAATTTTGTCAGACGGAGTGTGTAAGCTTCATAGGTCATGATCTTGGGCATATCGATGACGGTTACTCTGTTCAGCATATCTTCGATACCGCCCGTGGTAATAACAGAACCAGTGTCCCGGCCTGTGTAACGCTGGTCAATGCCTGAGACTAACTGAATACCCTGTTGTAGCCCCATCTTTAATGCCGGCAGATTCGCAGAGGGTGTAGGGAACTGGTGGTAATGCACCGCTTTATCGGCGGGCCCCTGCACAATGAAGGTGTGGTCTGCTTCATTACCGTACTTATTAAAGGCCGCAATGTTCAACCCGGACTGAGAACTGATGAACTTGGGCGGACGCTGATTCTTATATTCTGCGGTAAGCTCAATAGAGTCCATCAGATTGTAGGCTACGTTGTTGGCAAATGCCTTGAGACATTCTGAAGAACCGATGACGGCTCCCGCCGGCAGGTTGCAGTAAAGTTCTGCAAAGGGGTACTCATTGGGAAGAATCTTTCCCCGCTCCCACAGCATTTCCTCGTTGTTGATTACATGATATTCCTTGATTGTGCCTTCTTCATTCACCCAGTATATGTAGAGCGTGAAGTAATCCTTGGCGGATGCCGCCGGCTTCTCATGATTGTACGTCGGAATGTTGTTTGGAGTAGCCCCCTTCTTTTTCTCGTAGTATTTCTTGAAAGCTTCCCTGTACTTCGGGTTCTCAAGAAATACAGACTTATGGTAGTTGTCATAATAGACACACCATCCCGCAGTCTCAAGACTCGGAGCGAAAGGATCCCGCATGAACTTCAGAGGATCAACATTTTTGAGGGTGATATTCCCTCGATAAAAGGAATCCCCAGACCCTCCTGAAAGAGTATCGTCCCATCCGACCTGAGTGAGTCCCAGATTAGTGAGAGCTGCACGCTCACCGGCAAGGAACTGGTAGTAGCCTACCCGGGACAGGTTCCAAATCTGTTCAAGGGCAATGTTGAGCTGCTCAACAATCTCCTTGTCTTTCTCAGATGTTGGTTGGATCTGCGCGGACTTACCAACCGTGTAGATGGAGGCCACCAAGTTGTTCTTGATGTAACTGATAAAGTTGGTGTCAGGTAGAATCTGATAGGGTGGGAACTTAGCAGCTAACGCTTTCCACAGATCCCCTCGATCAGTCGCATCCAACAGCCGGAGCTTCCGGTGTTCAGGAGCATAGTAAGAGTACGCCAGATCATATTTCTCCTTGAGTTCCGTTACGGTCATTCGGATCACCTCCCAGCATAATATCCTGAATAACTTTGGCAACCTCGGTCATCATCTTCTTGTTGTCATACTCCTCTTTCTGTTCTTCAGGAGACAGTTGCGGAGCGGGAGGCTGTTCGATCTTATGAGTAACTTTGATGTTAATGTCCAACGGACGCTTGAACACCATCATCACCGCAATGACCAACAGCAGAAAAGCAATTACGTATTCCATATTACCCTCCAAATATGTAGTCCACCATATCAAACGGTGTCTCATAATCATCACGCGGCTCATCTCTGAGCGCGTTGGGCAGCCAATCATCTACTTCCGTCCGGGGTTTGGTCACATCTTCCCCGTGTCGGTTCAAAATACCATAGGACAGTTTCCGGGGATCCGCCGGGAGTTCCATACAGATCCACTCTAAGGCGTTGATGCTGTGATTGTTTTTGTCTTCAGGTTTGTCAGACCAACCGGTATCATCCAGAGTTCTGGGCTTGAACTTATAATCCTTGAGCTCCTTAATAAGCCCCGTACAGGATTCAAAAATCTTGATCCGGCCTGTCTCAAAGTAGGTGTTGAGCCTGTAGATTCTGGCATCCAGTCCGACATGCCCCGGCTTGAAGAAGATTCCGTACTCAGCGTAATGGTCTCCGAGAGTTTTCTTGTCGTAATCCCGCTTGGTCGCGGACTTCGGATCGATTATAGGCTGGCATATCCAGGCTCCGATGGGGATGTCTGCGCAATGCTCATGGAACAAGGCTGCAAGCTCCTCAACATTCCGGTTATTAGTGCGAACATCTTTATATATGTAGAGAATTCCCTCATGTTCGTCCACCGCTCCGAAGACAAAGGTGGCTGTATCAGATAGCCCGTAGTCATGTGCCACTATTCTGCGCCATCCGGGATTAATTTTGAAGTCCGGGATAACTGCTTTCATGGCGGATGGGTACACCAGCCCCTCTGCATAGCTGAATGAGGAGAAAATATACCGGTTCACCCACCACGCAGGCTTGTTTTTGATGAGTTCCTGTATGAATCCTTCGGGTAAAAAGGCGTTTACATCAGTAGAAGCTACATGAGAGGAGATTGCCGGGTCGATTTCAGAGGGCACTTGGACGTAATTATCCAGAATCTTACCGTGTTTGACGATTTTTTCAGAGGCCATGAGGATTTCTGAGCGCACCCAGCCGGCATCCGGGTTAGATTCTATGATTCCTTTACGCCAATCATACTCCATAACGGGCACCGGCACCTTATTTTTGGTGAGCTTATAGACGATTTCCCCGTTTGTATCTCGTTTAGGTACCCCTGCCGCCGTATTTCTCAGACGAGTTTTGAGCTGAGTCATGACTTCGGCCTTGGTTTCAGATGCTTCAATGATTACGAACATGGAAAGATTGTAGGAACGGAGCTTGTCAGGATCATCAAACGGCCTGAACATGATGCGATGCCCGTTGATAAGGTCAATATAAGCTTTCTGAGTGGAGTAATCTGCCACGAAATCCGCCGGCAGATCCGCCTCCAAATCTCTTTTGATAGTCTGCTCGTACTGTGAGGCGACGTTAGCCCCGATCAAGGTGTTCCCCTTGGGGGTAATGAAGGCATGTTTCAGAACTTCTTCTCTGGAGGTGGTGGTTTTCCCAGTGCCGTATCCGCCGAAGTTCCCAACGTATCTGTGGGAATCCCGGTGAACAGCTTCCTGATGCTCCTGTGGTATGTAAGTGTTTATGTAAGTATTACACCGGGAGCATTCCAACCAGAATTCACTGGCCGCTCCTGAGAACGCCCGAGCGGGCCGGGTGGATGCTCCGCATCGAGGGCAATGGGAAAAGTCCCGCACGCTTATTTCACCTCAACTTTTCCGGGGAACGTAACGATGTTATTGTTTTCCGGAGTTTTCTCACACGGGGCATTATCACAATCTCCGCAGGTTTTAACGTCAGAGCACTGTGTTTCAGCCTGTGCTTTAGCTTGACACATCCTCTCGATGATGGCGTTTTCAGCTTCAAGAATAGCCTGAGTTGTGAGATGCGGCCTCATGTCGATCTCGGGTGCGAAGTAATGCAGGGTGTTGGAAGCTGCTGCATTATACATGTCATAGATTTCTTCCTTGGCGCGTTCTCTTTCCGCCTCGGGAACATTTGCCACCGTTTGCTGCATCGCAGACAAGATCGCGGTGGACATCAGCGTAATGAAGTCTGGAAGCGTAATGGGGTGGTTATAAGTAATACTTACCTTGTTGTCTTGGACTTTAATGTGAACAGTTGTATTTTTCATGGGGCACCTCCTTCATATCACCTATAATATACCACTTTAAAGGGCAGGGGGTCAAGCTGTGGACAGCTATGCATGATAAAAATGAAAATGAAATGTGATTTTATTAGTGATGAGAAGAACAACACACACATTCTTATACGGGTGTATATCGTTGGAGCGTCCGCAAGGGAGTAATTTTAAACCCGACCCCCTATTTACCCCAATTATAAATATTTTAAGAAAGGAGGATTTTCAACTATGAGCATATTATCACCTCCCGCCCCCGGCCCGCCGCTGAACAAAGGAACCATACTAAATTACAGACCAGCTCATGTCTGATAAACTGAGCGTTAAGAAAGGAGATACTATGGACACTTACACCATCAACAACACCAACAATATAAGAAAGGAAGGAGATACTATGGACACTTACACCATCAACAACACCAACAATATAAGAAAGGAAGGAGATACTATGG